CCCTTGGGCTTTGCACTTTACACATTCAGAATTATTTTGCAGAAATAGTTTTCTTTTTTTTCTCCAAGTGTGTGAGTTATAGAACTTACTATTATCGTTACTCCTGCGAGAGTAGCTCACACGTTCTGGAACCCAAGGTCTTTTTATGTTGTTCTGTTTATTTGGCATCTTAAAAAGGGTCATTGTGTAGCCTACCTATAACATCGTGTATAATGTCATAATTTGGTGAGTCTATATTTTCAAAGGCTGCTGTGTTTAATTTTATTGATTTCATCTAAATCCAGATGTGTTCTAAGTTTATATTATTTATTGCCTTTTAAAGACTTAGCTGTTCCAATATACCCGCTTGTAAGTCGTTTGGATTTAATTTTGATAAGTAATCAAATGAAGTGTTAGCTTTCTTTTCACAGTCGTAATTTAGTCTTAATGTAAGCTTTCCCTCATTATGTATGTTAGTAGTTAATTTCACTGATTCTCTTTCATCAGTTACTCTTTCTATTTTGACCCATCCATTTGAGCTTTCTAATTTTGTTTTGTTCATAATTATTTAATTTTGTTTATTTTTTAGTCTTCCATATAAGATACATTCCAATAATGAGAAGGCATAAGATATATTGATCAATTGGCGCTCCTGGTTCTACTTGTTCATCACACCAAAATGGGGGATTTGGATTGTCACACGCTGGCGTCCTTGTTTTCATAATTGTTTTAGTTTATCAAATTCAGAATAAAACCAATCGTTTACCTCATTAATTAAGTTTTTATACTCTGTAGAACTCAGCATAAAGCCTTCAAATTGGGTTATTGTATTATAGATTGTTGATCTGTCTCTGCATATAAAATTACCGATTTGATTTTTTGATAATCCAGCTGCATCTGCAAGAAAAGAGAATTGCGCTCTAGCTAAAACTGCCTTAGTGTCTCTGTTTTGTTTGGAGAGGTCAAGATCATAAGTATCATTTACTTTCTTTAAAATGACATATCCAATGCTTTCCGCAAAAACTTCTCTATACACCTCCATGTAATCCCGAAGGCTCAACTTGGTTTTCTTATGCTTAATTAATTTATTTGCTAGTTGTATTTTATCCATTGTTTTTTTATTTTAAATCGTAAACATACTATTTTCCAATTTTACACATATTCCTTATAAGCTTCATTACCTTTACATTTGCATACTTCGCAATGTTCTGCTTTATCTTCTGTTTCAATTCCGCAACCCTCGCAGTTATTAACTATATTTTGGGTTTCAAAATGCTTAACTACTGTGTCAATTGCTATGCCTAATTCTCTAGGTTGAGCCATTTTAGGATCAGATTTTTTTGGTAAATCAATACTGTTGAACCTTCTCCATTCATTATGGTCTTTTAATATTTGTATTGCTTCTTTTAGTTTCATCTTGTTATCATAGTTTTAAATTTTATACGAATATACAATATATAAACAAATAAACAAACAAACTATGTGTTAAACTTTTTAATTATTTTTTCGTTGTAATCATATTCTAAAGTTAACCTCTTATCAGAATTCAAAAAACAAATGGAAACTAACCAGTGATACCTTAACACTCCATCTATCCAGCGACCAGACTTTTCTACCATTTCAACGCCTGTAACTCTATAATCCAATCCCTTTGGAGACTTATAAGTTTCATAAGGATTAATATTCATTTTCGTTGACATACACTTTAAAATTTAGATTCTTTAGTATTTCGATTTTTGCTATCTGTAAGGGACTGAGCTTATCCCAGATCTCCTTAGACTCTATAAATATAACCTCATTAGGTTTTAAGGCTATAAGGTCTGGGAGGCCTGTTGGGGTTATCTTAACAAGATTAATCACAAAGTAACCAAGAGACCTCCAATGTTTTATTAATTTAGTTTGTTGCTTAGATGCCATAATTAAAACTTTATTACTTGTTGTTGTTGGTGTTGCTTAAGTCTTTTGTTACCATCGTTAAAATAGTCTGTGTCAAGTTCACAAGTTACCAAGTCAAAGCCTAAATTATGACATGCTATGTCTAAACTTGCCGAGCCTCTATGAGTGTCTAGTATCTTGTCCCCTTCTTTTGCGTAGTTCATTAAAATCCATTCGTAAAGTTTAACAGGTTTCTGTGTTGGGTGAATACGAACCTCTTTATTTTTCATGTCGTGCTGAAGCATTCCGTGCCATCTTATTTCTACAAAATCAATTTTATTTAACCAACTTAAATAAGCAAGCTCTCCAGTGCTATAGGTTGGCATAGTAACGTTTTTATGCCAATACAACATTCCGCCTTGTAAATTAAAAAAATTTGCACCCCATATAATTTGCTTTTTGCTTACTCTTTTTAATTCTTGAAAATATTTATCATTTGGAATGCTATTATCCCAATTTTGATTTCCATAATCTTTACTTAATTTTGCACTTTCTTTAGTTTTTAAATCTTTAATGCTGTTTTTTCTGTCTGCATTAATACCATAAGGAGGATCGACGATTGAAAGTTCAAAGTAATTATCTGGATAACGTGCCATCATTAGCATATTATCTTCGTTAGTCGCTATAATTTTACTCATTTTTTTTACGTTTTAACCATGCTTTTTTTGCAGATATTCTTTTCCTTTCTTTGGTTAAATCACTGTCTTTAATTCCTTTTTTTGAATTACTAATTTTTATTTTAGTTTGCTCCGATATTTTAGATCCTTTTGTAAAAGTGTTACCTTTTTTACTTTCGCTATTTTTAATTTTGTGTTCTTTACTATGGATTCTACCTATATTAGATTTACTAAAATTATCATAGTAAGTCAGATCTCTATTTTTTGATACAATTTTCATTGCTTCGCTAATTGCTTTACAATCTTTAGGACTTCTTTTTTTGCCTTTTTTAGCTAAAGACATTTTTTCTTTTGATTCTTCTGAAAAACTACCGCACCTGTCAGTTGATTTAGTTAGCCTAATATTTAAACCATTTTTAGAAGTTGAAGAATATAAATCTTGGTAATGCCTTTCTAAATTATTTAAATCTGATTCTTTGCAATTAAGAATAATTTCAAATTTATGAAGTTCAAATCCATATTTTTTTAGAGAGTTATATAATTTTTTTTGGCTCTTACAATCAATCCTTTTGTAATTTTTAATTCTAGCTTGATAATTTATAGATTGACCTATGTAAATTTTTCCTTTAGGATTTGTAATTTTATATATTAATGGTTTCATAATACAAATATACAAAAAAATAGTTATCCTCGTTTGTTGCTGTTATCATAATTCAAAATTTTGTTTAAATAGTCTACTATTAAAGTTTTTCTTTTTGGTTACCGCTTTTAGTATATTTTCCGTAATGCCATCACTTTCACAAATGAAGTAAATGTTATTTTCCTTTCGGCTTTGAACGGTCATGCGATCTCTAGATTGTATATAATTTTTACCGCTAAATCCTAAATTTAAATAAACCAGATAATCAGCCTTACTTAGATTCATTCCCTCAGTCGAGGATTGTTGTAAAGCAAAACTTTTTGAGCTATTATTGAATTCATCTATATCGGTTGTCACGGCTTCACCAAATACGCTCTCAATCATTTTAAGCTCATTCTGGTAGTAATACATAATTACAATTTTATCGTGCTTAAAACGCTCTCTAATGAAGTCAACCTTATAAGTGTCAAGTATTACGTTAGATGTTTCACCGTTAACATCCTCAATTATGCAATGGCCATTATAAAGCTGATGGACTTTGCTTTGCAGTTTTGCTGGAGTATCTCCAAAAATATAGCCAGCACTCCCTTTAATAACTTTATCCTTTAGTAATTTTTTAACTAAACCTTTAATTGGAGGAGGAGTTTCCACAGTGAAATAATGCTCGTTAATGTTAACCTCAAAGCCTGCATCTTGCTGAGTCATTACTACCATGTAAGGCTTTAGTATTTTATCAATCTTTGCCACGTTAGCCCTATCGTAAACTTTTATCTTGTGAGTAGGTAAGTTTCGCTCCCAGACTTCAACAAAATCCTTTGTCCATTTATAGAAATTCTTATATTCTCTAAATGGACTGTAAGCACTTACAAAGAATTGATGATAGTATTGAGAATATGATTCAACGGCTGAGGTTCCTGTCATAAGAATACAGGGTACATTAAAAAATAGTTTTTTACAAAGCTTTGTTCTTACACTTGGTTTTGGAAAAGCGGACAAAGAATGTGATTCATCATAAATAACTAGATCACAATTGTAATCCTCTAGCTTATGCAATGATTCGTAATTGATAACAACTAAATCAAAATTAAATTTAAAATTATTGTAATCCGATTTTATGCTAGATATGGCTTTTTTCTTGGTTATAACTATAACCTTATTTGCTTTATACAATTGTGCGGCTTGCAATGCGGTTAATGTTTTGCCAGACCTTACCTCGCCCGCTAAATAAGCTATTTTATAGGTCAAAAGGATTTCTTGTAATTCCTTAGCTTTCTCTTTTTGATGTTCTTTAAGTTTGTACATAGTTTTAGTTTTTAATATTCATAAATGATAGTATGTGTATTATTATTGGCAAAGTCCATCCATCGCCAAGTAAGCTAGCAGCTTTGTTTCTTGTTAGTATGTCGCAATAATTATCAGGAAACCCTTGTAGTCTGCAAAGTTCAACCTTTGTAAATGGTCTTATTTGTTCACCATTAAACATTGCATTATCTTTATCCACTAAGGTTATTGTATTGCTTTTTTGTGAAGTATTAACTTCATATTGTTGAGTGTAATTACCTTTACCACTTCCTCTACCTCTTTGAGCTACACAATAAATAACATTCCCAAAATCTGTTGTTTTGTACCTCCTTAATAGTTTTTTCATGTCCGTATTTAATCGGCTTTCACTTTGTAAAATCGCCCTTCCTTTATCCCTATCAACAAAACCGTTTTCAATAATATCTTTTAAAAGTATTTTTTTGTCTTTTGGTTGTGGTATATCAGTAACAACATCAAACATCGTGCTTTTAGTTTTTATATTAGTCCAATAGTACCTATCTCTTAATTGTGCAGTAACTAAACTACTATTAATTCTTGCAGGATATATCCCTAAAGCTCTTGACATGATTCCTATATCTAACTTTAAGGCTGATCCTACATTTTCCTGGAGAAATAAAACTTTTGGGTTTAGCTGCTTAACGTGTTCAAGTATTTCAACAAAAACAAAAAACAAACTACTTTTATTTCCACTAATCCCAGCACGCCCCCCGGCTCCACTTAAATCTTGACAAGGCGAACCACTGCCAATAAAATCAATACTTTTCCAATCAATATCCCATTCTTTCCAATTATTAATATCTCCTACTTGTATAACTTCTGGAAAGTGATGCTGTTGTAATTCTATTGCATACGGTTTAATTTCGCTAGAATAGTATTTATTAACTTTAATATTCATATCGTGTAAGGCTTGCCTTAAAGTGCCCATACCGTTAAAAAGACTTATTACATTCATAGTTTCTTAGTTTTTAAAATGGTACCTCTTGGCTTTCCCCACCGTTATTAATTTCAAACCATTTGACTCCATTTGAAATTCCAGAATTAAAATCAGCATTGATAAAGCTGGCGTATTTTGAAACCCAAATATGAAATCTTTTACGAGTCAAATACTTTTCGTAATCCTTATATTCTTGCACAAAAGAGTTAAAGATAATAGACTTCTCATTTCTTGTATTAAGTGGAAAGTTGTCTTGGTCGCTTATGAACTCGTGAAACTCCATACAAGTTTCTGCTATGAATTTACGCATTCCTAAGTTCTTAGCATTCTGAACAACAAGACCATGTTTTAAGTATTTTTGAAGGCATTTTATCATGTAGTTATCAAAAATATTAAAGGTGTCTAAATCCCAATCATCGAACAGGTGATGGTCAAACTCATCAAAAGGAGTTAAGTTCTTGCCATAATACTGAGCGATTTCTATCTCGTGCCTTCTCCTGTCATGACTATTGCCTTCACCTTTGATGGCATAGTTGGTACTTACTAACATCTTTGGACTTTCTTCAACAGTAAGCTTAATGGCATCTTTGTTTTTCCTTTCCAATGTCATTCCTTCTGTAACCAGGCTAAATTTACTTTCAAAATCCCAATTTTTCTTAACATCGTCAAAGACTAAAATATCCGTGTCTGGTGAAACTGTTTGATAAGGAAAACCGCTTTTCTCATCAAATGTTTTGCCATCTAATATGGAGACTTTTCTTATTTGTCTCAATCCTTGAACTAATAACCCCTTTCCAGTTCCCCCTTCAGGGTTCTCAGATATAATTTCATCATTTAAAATAATAGCTTTATTGTTGATTTTGTTCTTATATCTGGAAATCAAATAACCCAATACACATTCTATTGGATCTGTATTACCGTGTGATATGTTTTTGATGAATACTTTATAGTCATTATCTGTTTTTTTACTTAATATAAAATCTCGATCTATTATTTGAGACTTCCAAATGTAAGCGTCAATGTCCAGGTAATCTAATAAGGTTATTTCATTCTTTTTTACTTCTAGTATTCCATTTGAAAAAGCTATAAAAGACTTGTCTTTCTCGTCTTTCATCATTGTCAATTCTATGCTTTGAAGCATTAACAAGAAGTTCCCGCTGAATAAGTTTTGATAGTTAGCACAATAGTTCCAGACCTCGAATTCGTTTTGTTCTTTTAGATAATCTAAAACAAAATCCTTTATTTTCTCAGGGGATGCAGGACTTACCTTATTAGATTCAATAAAAACAAAAGTAGGTTCAAGGCATCCAGGTGGAAAGTATTTCTTGAAACCATTCCTTTCAAGAAAGCTTTTATATTTTAGAGGATTGACTTTTATTTTCTTCTTTTCGTCTACATCCCAGAAATTATCAGATTCTGCTTCAAGTTTTATTTTGTCAAATACATCCTCTTCTATTTTATATTGATTAATAAGCTTATTTTTACCTTTTTTTAAATTGATTTTAATGGCATTTTGCTTATTATAATCTTCAAAGTATTTCGTGGCAAAAGATCTTCGTTTATACGCTGACTTAATAGTATTAATTACCTCAGATTCTTTGAAGTCTCCATAAGCTACGTTATTCTGTATATAACCAATGGCAAAATCTTCACTAATTCCATACTCGCAAAACGCACCACCAAGATCAAAAATAAAGTTATTCCTTTCACCTTCAATGAAATCTTTTTTCCAATTGAAAGCCATTATCTTCTCTATTATTTTATCCTCATCACTAACTGGAATTAATGGAACTCTATCTTTGACGTCAAAACCTTCATCCTTTAATTTAGGATTGAAAACTTCAGCCTTATAATTAATGTAGCAATTAGTATCATAAGATTCAAAACAAATTCGACTCACATCGGAATTTGAACTATCCCAATAAGGTATTTTAAATTCTTCATTAAAAGCCTTAAAATACCTCGTATGGTCTTGGTGGTTGCATTTTGGTATGCTAATCAAGGCTTTTATTCCATAAGCACCTTTAGCTCCATTAGAAGGGCTAGAAAAGACAAAAACAGAATGAATGTTTTCTGTAAGTGATTTCCATACACTAACAAATTCTTTTTTACTTGGAATACCATCAAAGTCGGTAATCATTAATCCGCTATGCTCTATAAGGCTTCTTTTGTTTCTCTCCCTGAAAACCCCTCCATAGCAGATAGATGGAAGTGAAGCTTTCAATACATTTCTATCTTCTTTTTCGTCAGTTTGACGAATCTTTTTTATCAATTCCTTTGAAACTCCCTTTTGAATCCTTTTTATAGACTTCTCCAATGTTAAATAATATGGAGTACTAGAGTCTCTTATGTTCTTAAAAGCTGTAATCTGAATATCTTTCATAAGTTTAAAAATGTAAAAACCCCCTAAATAATCAGGGCTAGACAACCGATTAATTAGAGGGTTCTTGATAATTTTTTTTGTAGGTGTCTAGCCTTTGAACAACAAATATATAACATTTAATTAAATAAACAACTATATTTTAATCCGAATAATCCGTTTTTGTAAGTATTTAAATATCAATGTGTTATAAAAAACAGTACGGATAAACGGATTGATTTGCATTTTACCCACCCCCCCCTAACATATTTAAAATTTTTTTCAAGGGGGTATATAGATAAGCGATAATCCGAAATAAAAAACCCCCTTTACATTTCTGCAAAGGGGTTTTCACTTGTCGGGTAATTAATAAATTTAGAAAGCTAAATCGTCATCCTTTTCTTCTATCTCAGGTTCTTTTGCTTTGGCTCTAACGACCTCAGTTCCTTCAGCAGTATAATCTATCATATAGTCTTGTAACTCATCCGCAAATGGCATTAACTTACTTTTGTCTTTGATTGCGGTTGATTTCTTAAATATAGGTATTGAATATTTTACTTTGCCTTTCTTCAATTCTTTAGCTTCCGTTACTTCAATCCAATTCTTATCAAAATTGCCATCCCCTATATCGTTAATAAAATCCGAATAGCTACTTACACCGCTACCCTTTAGGCTTATAT